GTCAACAACATCAGCGACGCTAGCAGTGGGGACAATCAAGTCATCCCCATAAACCAGGAAGTCGCCGCGCTTAGAGCGGTGCTTGTGACGCAACGTGGCTTCGGTGAGAGCCCAGATGGTGAGTGCAAGGATGGGGAAGCATAAAGCTGAACCCATCGGAGCCATCTTCCTGAGAGGAAGAAGTTCGCCATTAGGGAGGACAGTAGCCACACTACGGCATGAGTGGAAAGCTCTCTTGATGTGATCTGGGAAGATTGCATCGAAAAGGGCAACACTCACGCGGTCCGAGGCATCCTTAAGATCAAGCGTAGCGTAGAGGCGACTAACTGAAGCCTCAAGTGCATATTCTTGATTGTAGGATTGTTGGGTGAAGTTGACCTTACCCCGTGTTAAGGGGTGGGATTCAATGTAGGGGACAAGTTTCCTCATCAAACCTTGTTGAATCCATTGGAGCTCTAAAGGCTCCATGGAGATCAATCTCGGACCTCTGGAATCTTTTGGGACGAGGACGACTTTTGCGTGCGCGTTGAGCGTGGGCTGGAGTCGTCTGTACCATTGATTCCCACTGGCAGTACCCACTGCCAATGCGTTACGAGACAGAGAGGGAGAGAAGTACCGGTAGTAAGGAAACTCCTGATGGAGTCTCTGAAACTTCCTTGTGAAGTTGTACTTTCGGTTTCCCTTTTCTCCTGTTGCAACGGCACCTGGGCCGTGGCCTGGCTCAATGCTGCGAGGATCGAATCCTTTAAGCAATTGTCCAAGAAGGACGCGAGCCATAGCAATGATGCTATCGTTATCACCAAGCTCTTGCGAGCGCGTGGGTAACTCATCTTCTGTTTGACGGAAGTTGTCTACTACTTTTGACTCGGACTCTCGCGAGTAACCGGTCTCTAGCTTGTAGAATAGCATCGTGATCTGCAGTAACTCGTTGAGAGCCTGCGGATCAGGGTTGCCCAACAGCAGCCCATCATCAGCGAAGAGCTTCTTTGTCCAACCTTGCAAGAATGCAGGGAGAAGACTGCCTTTCCTCGAGGGTTTAAAGCCAAGAGGAGGCATGAAGGAACCGAGCTCTATCCCACGTAGCACTGCCTTCCCGAAAGTCGGCAATGCCACAGTGAAGAATTTGAGCCCTTCGCATTCTAAACGAGACGCCGCATACGCGACGTCACGATCAAAATGCTCTTCACAAACGTTTGAACTACTGTCCTGAAGGACTTTGGATAGCATATCGAGGTAGAAACCACGATGGCTTTTCATTCTCCCGTTGGGTAAAGAATCCCAACGTCCTGTCCCCTAGGGGTGAGAACCCTTAGACCTCGTTACGCATGAAACGAGTCTTGTAATCGCCGCTTGCGGCGATGAGAAACTCGGAAAGCATGGCGAAAAGATCCGCCATGTCAGCGTCGGTGATGTCCACGTTGAGCGGACGCACCAAAGAAAGAGACAGCGAACCCGTATGCTCGACCTCTTGACCATCGACTCGTTTGATCGAGAAGGTGGCAATGGAACGATTGTACGCGTCTTTTCCGGACTTAGCCGGGGTATAGACGGTGCGAATGTCGCACGAAGTGTTCTTGGTCGGAGTGCTGGCAACGTCGGTATACCGGTTCCCGTTAGGGATCGGCAGCCGGCGCGTCAGAGACACTGCGGCAGCAGAGCTGTTCTTAAGAGCGAGGGGGTCGGGGAAGGACATTGATGCGTGAAAGGTGCTACGGAAACACGCCGATGGCGCGATTGGGCACAACAGAGTTACGTGAGTAACGCAACAATGTTGGCGATTTTGGTTGCACTCACTGAGTCAGCAAATGCTAGCCCATAGTGTGTGGGGATACCACGGCCACGCGTATAAACTTTGCGAACGCAGTTTGACGCAGTGGACCAACTCGAGAAGCCTGAGCCCATCGAGTCCGGGGACGAATTGTATCGTACTTGATAACTAGAGTTGTAGATAGTCTTACAAGCGTGCCAAGTGTTCGAGAGAACAATTGCACCCTCAAAAGGCTGTCCGTAATCCAGCTCGTCAAGTAAATCACCAACATTGACGAAGTAGTCAATTAGGAAAGAGAATGGAATAGCATTCCAAGCTATGGATGGTAGGTTGGTAAAACCAGCAGCCACGCCTAGCGCTTCAATCCTCTTCCAAGTGTTGGTGAGCCCCTTAAGTTCATGGTAAAAGGTGCCACCACAAGAGTAGGTGACATCAGCAGTCCAGCGGAACTGACCCTCGCAGGGCCAGTAGAAGACCGCATGAGACCGCCAACCATCGGTTCCCGAAGACTTTAGGGTCGGAGAGGAACGTCTGAACTTAGTAGGTTTCCCATAGGAGTCAATAAGTTTCTT